AGCTTGAAGTAATAATCTTCTTACGTTCAATCTGTTAAGTGCTGTGTCAGCAACTTGTAACGTTTTGTTACCCCAAATTACAGTTCCTACATCAGAGAAAGTTGCGATAGGGTTAATTCTACCTTGGTACAATGTGTCTCTATCTTCTTGAGTTAATTTAACTCTCGCTTTGATTGAGTTTACAAGACCTCTTGTGTAACCCGCTGATGCGAACCATGGGAATGCAATGTTATCTGTTAACGCTAAGTTTCTACAAACTTCACCTGTTGGAGGTAAGTAGATTTGTGTATTGTTTACAGTATCTCTTACTAAAATCCATGGGTAGTAAGTCGCCGTATAGTTAGAATCAATTCCTGTGTTATCTAAGTTATCAACCGCCTCTTGTGGGTAGATGATATCTAATGAGTTTGTTCCATCAGGAGTAAACATTAGGTAATCAGGAGTTGTTGCGATATACACAGAATCAGCTCTTGAGTATTGTACCATGTCGATAGCCTCCTCAACAAGGTTTGAGTTATTTACATAATCAATTGCTGAAGTTGCGAATACGTTAATGTTAGTTGACTCGGGGTTAGCAAATGTTAAGATACCAAGTAAGTAAGCGTAATAGTCAGTGTTTGCAAAATCTTGAGTATTGTTTTGAACAACGATTCTCTTGAATAAACCTTGACCTGTCGCTGTTGGGTATCTTGCTGATACAGAAGCTCCCGCTAAATAACCTGTAGAACCTAATTGGAATCTATCTAAGTTTGTTCTTGATTCTCTATAAATGTCCCAACCATCAAATCCACCTGCAAAACATACTGTGTATTTTCTTGAGTAAATAAAGTAGTAAGGGTTTTCTTGTGTTTCTGGGTCTCTTGTAAAGTTAGCAACACCACATTCAAAAGCAGTTTCACCACTTGTTAAGAATGAGTTTGATATTGTACAAACAGTTGCACCTGAGTCCATGTGGAAACCTTTACTTAAGTAATTCCAAGGTGTTCCGTCTACAGGTAAAGCTGATGCCACCCAGTTAGATGGATTTTGTGTTCCTTTATATTGTAAGAATGAATCATCAATCCCAAATTGACTTGAGAAACCTAAGTAACTTCTTCTTATGATGTCTCCAGCTGATTCGGTTGCATTTGCCGCTGAACCAAATGGAGGGTTGTATATTGTTTCTCCAGGGTAGTAATATTTTGTTTTAAATTGAGGTACTGGTGATGGGTTCAATACTGAAGCATATTCTCTTTGAGTATATCCATAGAATCCACAAGGAATTGCATCAATTGGTGCTTCATCCGCCATCTCAACCATTATATATCTTGATACTAAAGCGTACTCTCCATTAGATGAACCAATCTTCTTAGCCACAAAGTTGTTAGAACCTGGGTCCATATTACAATTTGTGAATTTTTCAATAACCACAGGGTTAGCGTCAGTGTCAAAGAAATTTCTTACTAAGACATCAAATGTCATGTTATTAAATGAAAGGTTTGCGATAGACACTTTAACTTCAGTGTTTGCTGCGTCTCCATCAGATATTGAGATAAATTTGAATAAGTTATAAACCTTATTACCTCTTAATTCTGAAACTAAGAATGGTGTACTTGGTGATTTATATTGTGTTACGTTATAAGCAATAGACTGTGGGTCTTGACTTCTAGCGCCTTCAAGTGCAATTAAATCACAACTTAGACCACGAATGTAACCTTGGTTGTAAGCGTAATTTAAAGAACCAGGATAAATTTCTTCAACATATACTGGTACCTCATTTCTTGATTTACCAAAGTTATCAATTCCTAAAACTTTAGTAATATATTTAGATGAAGCCGCAGACATAGAAGTTTCAAAAGAGAAATTATCTCCGTCTTTAGTTACACCTGATACTAAGAATGTTTCAAATGGTGATTGGGTAACTCCTGAATATTGTTCAGTACAAACCATTTGTAAGTCCGTTAATCCACTAACTTCATAAACAGGACCGTGTAAATCAGTTTCTGTACTATTACTATAAAGAGAGATACCTCTTGAACGTAAAGTCGCAATAACCATATTATTATAATCTGTGTAAGCAGTACCAGAATAAACATATGAGTTACCTGTAATTGTTCCTGTGTAATTACCGTTACCTAAAGACACCAAGTTAGATACTACATAATAAAACGAGTATCCTGAATACGCATTACCTGAAGTAATATCAAAGTTTGCGTAATACCAAGGGTCGTTATTATCAGAACTTAAATCGTTTGATGTTAAATTAACAGACTCAACACCATACTCATTTATAATATTAGAATATGATAAAGATAAATTATCATAATCGGTTTCAGGGATTGAACCGTACACTACCGCAGTTGTTGCAGATAATGATGGGTCATCCATTACAGAATCTAAATTACTAGTAAAATCTAAACTTAAAGAAGATGTACTTCCATCAGATAATCTATATTGATTATTTAAATTAACTGTTACAGGTCCAGGTAATGAACCAGACGTGAATATAAATGTATTACCACTTGACGTTCCTGAAAATTCAGCGATAAACGGAGAACCAGTAGATGGATTAGTTCCGATAGTTAGTGGGTCTACGTTTGCCGTTACCTTGATACTCCAAGACGGACCAGCGTCGTATCCTGACAATCCTAAAATTCTCGTTACGAAAAGTTGATTAGATTGTTGTAGATAAGATTTGGCGATGTACGCCGCTTCGTATTTAGGGATTTGTGTATTAACAAATTTTGTAGGTTCTGTTCCCCCAAAATATGCTTGAAACTCATCGTAATTTGTGATAAATATAGGTTCGAAAGCGGGACCTTTAATTGTTTCCCCTACCAATCCTAATGTAGTTACACCCACACTCTGAGCAACAAATGATAAGTCGGTTTCAGACGTGTATACTCCAGGTGATACATATACCTTTTGATTTACTTGTGTTGCCATTCTTTAATTTGGAAAATCTGATACTGGAAAAGTGTAAAGAAAAAAAAGATATATACGGAGAGAATTAAACTAATTGGGAATCAAACTGAATTGAAGCCTCTTGAGTATTGTCCGTTTTAATAATATCAATTCTTAATACGTCGTTTGTTGTTATTTGTATTTCTTGAACATCACTACCAAAATAATCGTCGTTAATATAAACATCATAACTTTCAACATTTGTTGAATTAGTAAATGTCATATTAGCGGTGAAATCAATTACATCGTTTAAACTAGTGTTTCCAACAACGTATAAAAAGTTTGATAAAAATTCATCGGGATTTTTTGGATACTTGTTTTTTCTATTCTTTAAAAGAGTTGTATCTAATTCCATAATCTGTGATACTCTGGCAATTGCAGGTTTTACTTGAAATTCTTCTTCGTCAATCAAATAACCCAACATTGTAAAGTCATAGTTTTGAACAAAATATTTTCTTGAATCCATATTCATTTGAGATTCATCAGAAATGTTATTCAATACAATTGGAACGTATTGTCCTTTTATAAATGTATAGGCTTGTCTTGATGAAAACTTCTGCATAATCACTTTGTTTAGTTGATTAAGCTCTCTCATTCTATTACAAATGATTTTAACACTGTAGTTTATATCTACAGGTACTGGTTGGGGTATTGTATAAATGTCCATACCTTGTTCGTTTCCATTCCAAGTTGGAACTGAGGCATAATAGAATTGTTTTCTATTTGGTATTGTGTACTGTAATGATGGATTTGTTCCAAACTTAACTTCAGGTTGTCTCACCACAGTAATGAATGGAGGTTCAGGGTTGTAATCCAAATTAGTAAACAATGCGGTCTCAACATACTGAGTCCAGTTTTGAGTTGTTATAATAATATCAACCATAGGTACAATCTTACCTGATGTTATAACCTGTAAATCTTCCTTAACAAAATCCAACATACCTCTATCCAAATCAGCATGTAATACCGACTTAGGAAGATAAGTTCCGTCTTCATTAATGTACTCAAGTAATTGTTCTCTACGAGCAGACAATGTCTTTTTTGGTACTAAAGGTAATGTAGGTTTAACCTGTTTTGGTAACGGCATATTATTTTTTAACTACAAATAATTTATTAGTTGAATTTATCATATCAACCTCTTTGGCTGAGTATATTGGTTCTCCACCTTTTTTATATACAAATGAATCGTGTTTATATGGGTTATATGTTATGATATTATCTGATGTTTGAGAAGGAATCTCTTTACAAGGGTGTTCACAATAATCTAATAAATCCCCAATCACAAACGCGTGAACGTTTTTGGATTTCTCAGCACGTCCTATATATTCTTTTTCAGAGTTATCATGTCCGCACTTGTGACAGATGTAAGGGTCGTCTCCTCCATCTGACAGCTCCCAAGACCAACCACAATTATCGCAAATAACCTTACTATCAGTAATGGTTTCTACAATTTTTCTTAATTGTGATTCTGTTACAATGACTCTCATTATACTCCTCTAAATTCGTTTTCACTAACCCATGTTGCCATAACCGTTCTATAGAAAGGTTTGTATCCACCATAGGTGTGTTTATTATCAGATTTAACATACCCATCGTCAGCGACTACATAGTATCTAACCCTATCTTCTGTTTCGTAATAACCTATATAGTCTCCTTGGAATATTTCAACCCCCATATCATCTAAAGTTTTTTGATAAATTGAAAATTTCATATTACCAGGTTCTTGAATCTCAACCTTAGAACTACCGTAAGCTTTTGATGTTGGAGCCATAACCTGTACCAATCCCTTCAACTCCACAGGAGCTAAAAATTGTATTCCATCTTCCAAAACCTCACCATACACATCATCAGTTTTTGTCTTTCTTCTATCAATACGATAAAGAACTATGGTAAAGTTCATGTCACCAAGTAACCACTCTTCA